AGCTTACAACAGCTATTATACTGCTTTTAATGCAAATATGTCGATGAATGAGGCATTTTTGCCATCGGCAACTGTTAGAGATAATATTGTTAATATTGCAAAACTTTTAAATTATGTTCCACGCTCTATTGTTTCTGCAAAAGGGTGTTTAAAACTTAGTGTACAGACAACTGCTTCAAATGGAGCATACCCCTCAAGTGTAACTCTTGCAAAAGGTGCAGTTGCAACTGGTGGAAACTACGTTTTTAATATTTTAGAGTCAATCACCTCTATAGTTAATACTACTACTGGTATTGCTGAGTTTGATAATGTAATGGTTCAAGAAGGTAGTATTGTAAACTTCTCATATACCGTAAATACCTTTACACAGCAAACTTATAAGATTCCTTCTGAGGATGCTGATATTGCAACTCTATCAGTTCGTGTAAGACAAAATGAATCATCTACAAGTTCTGATTTATACAGTCGTGTAGATACCATCACTGACCTAACATCATCTACTCGTGCATACTTCATCTCTGAAGGTGAAGATATGCGTTATGAAATTAAATTTGGAGATAATACAGCTGGACGAGCACTTAATGATGGTGAAATCGTTCAATTAGAATATTTGGTGACTGCGGGTGCCGAAGCTAATGAAGTTAACCAATTTTCCTTCATAGGAAGTGTAACTGACTCGAATAGTGTTTCATATTCCCCTTCAGCAATTACAGTAACTATAAAAGATCGTTCTCAACTAGGATCTGCTGCAGAAACTGTAGAATCTATCAAATATAACGCTCCAAGATATTACTCTGCTCAATATCGTGCAGTAACAGCACAAGACTATGCTTTAATCACAAAAAGAGTGTATTCTAACGCTGATTCTGTAGTTGCCTATGGTGGTGACACTTTAAACCCTCCTGTATATGGAAAAGTTTATATTGCAATCAAAACTAAGACAGGATCTCTTCTAAATGACGCAACTAAGAAAACTATTGCTGCAGATTTAAGAAAATACGCAATGGCATCTATTGATCCTGTTGTTATTGATCCAGAAGACATTTATATTTACTTAAAAGTGTATGCACAGTACAATACTGCTACTGCAACCAATACTTCTGATATTAAAACAAATATTCAGAATGGTATCAATGATTGGGCAACACAAACTCAAATTAATAACTTTAACTCTACATTTAGATCTGGAGACTTTGAAAAGGCAGTTGCTTTATCAGATGACTCTGTTACTGATGTATCAACACAACTTTCACTACTAAGATACATTAGACCAACCACTAACCAAACTAATACTTATTGTATTGCTACTGGTGGTGCATTATATGATAGTAATCCTAGTAATAATGATGGAACTTCTTGTAAGAAAGAACCAATCCTTTTATCTGGAACATTTAGAACTGCTGATAGACCTGGTGTTGATCAACAGTTTGAAGATGATGGATTTGGTAATTTAAGATCTTTCTATAATACTGGTAATAAAAAGGTATATACGAACAACGCTGCTGGTACAGTAAATTACACAACTGGTGAAGTATGCTTTGGTCCTGTAGCTATTATCGGTGCAGGTGTAAATATTCCAACAGCAGGTACAACAATTACAAATACTACAACTGGTGCTGGTTCTGTTACTGACGCAACAGTGCTACCAACAGATTTAGCGATTCCTGTTCTGTTTATACCTGCTAACGTGTCAACTGTACCTGCTTCAACACCTGGTACAATTATTAACATTATCAGTCCAGAAGTAACAGTAGTTCCACTTGGTTCTACTCCACCTCCTACTATCCCACTAAATAGTTTGACACCTGCGGTATTCAATACTACACCTACAACTTTAACTGTAGGAGATATTGGAAACGCTGGCAACTTAACCGATACATCCTGTTTCTAAGCGTAGATGAATATCAATAAAGTATCACAGTCGATTGCAAAACAATCACCTGCTTTTATTGAAAACGATTATCCTTTATTCAATAAATTTATTGAGTATTACTATCGTTCTCAAGAGAAGACGGGTCTAGGACAAAATATTGTCAATGAATTTTTACAATACCTCGATATCGATAAACTTAATATCGAAGTATTGGATGGTGTTACGAAAGTTGTAGAAGCATTTACTACAACTGATGATGAAATTGTTGTAGAGAGTGTAGATCAATTTTTAGAGAATGACGGATCAGTATTAATCGGTAATGAGGTAATATATTACGAAAAAACCAGTCATGCACCAAATATTGCGTTAAGTCCTGGTATTTCATATGAACAGGTAAAATTAAAGTGGACTACACTTGCAAGTCCTATTGATTCATTTGATGGATCAACAGTTACTTTTAATTTAACATCTCAAGACAGTCCTGTTGCTGCACCTTCAGCACAACACCTTATTGTTTCTGCATATGGTAAAGTATTAGTTCCAAACATTGATTATACAGTTTCTGGAACACAAATTACCTTTGCTACTGCACCAAGAACAAGAATTCCTGCAGATGACTCTTCTTCAACTTATATTACGTACTTAAGAGGTTTTGTAGAGAATCCAATTGTAGCTATTGATAATATATCTTCCTCATTTGGTGGTGGTAAGACACAATTCACTGTGACTAGAAATGGTGTTAGATATGAACCAGTTGCAGATGAATATATTGCTGCAATTTACGATAATCGCCTTTTAGTTCCAAAAGTTGACTATTTCCTTGATGGTGATCAGTTTATCTTCTTAACTGCACCTTTAAATGGTCGTTTCTTATCTTTATACTCCATTGAAGCACCTATACCTTCATTTGGTTCTAATGCTATTGGATATTCTCGTGTAGATAATACTGGACAGTTAACCAGTGTCGCTATAAATGCGAGTGGTAGTAATTATAGATTTGAATATCCCCCTCAAGTATCCGTAAACTCTGATGAAGGTAGCGGTGCATCTGTAAGTAGTTTAGTTAATGGTATTAAATCACTATCCTTAATTGATGGCGGTAAAGGTTATAGTGATACTAACCCTCCTGTTGCTCAAGTTCAAACTCCAACAAAACCAGGTTCTACAGCAGCAGTATTAAAAGCAACTGTTACTAATGGTGCGGTTTCTGGAGTAGAAATAACAACTTCTGGTTCTGGGTATACATTTACCCCTAGAATCACTTTTAGACAACCAGGCGGTGCTGTACTAGGCACCTGTCCTCTTGTAAACGGTCAAGTGGTAGGCACTATTCCTATTACTGACGGTGGATTTGGATATACTACTGTTCCTACCATTTACATCGATGAACCTACTGGAACTAATTCTATTAAGGCAGCTCTACAAGCAGTTTTAACTAATGGTGTAATCACATCAATCAATATTCTTAACGCAGGTCAAGGATATACAACTACTCCTAGAATTGCTGTAATAGATCCTGTAGGTGCTCAAGTTCTTGAAACTACAGTTGATACTGATGGAAGAGTTATTAGAATTGAACTTTTAAATGGTGGTAGTGGATTTGATGATATTCCTTCTGTTTATATTGTCGATAGTAGGACTGATGCAACTGGAAACTATGCAGGTGGAACTGGAGCAACTGCAGTCGCTTCTATTTTTAATGGTCAAATTACTGATATTAACGTAACTGCATTTGGAACTGGGTATAGTTCTGCTACACCTCCTAAAGTAATAATTCAGAGTCCTCCAGAAGCAAAAGCATCTGCTGAGATTGGTTTGAACGAAGTTACTGGTTTTACAGTAAATCAGAAAGGAAAGGGATATAGTAAAGCAAAATTTATTGGTTGTGCTAGAGCAGCAAGTGGAGTTACTTCATATACAGAAGATGGTAATGCAGTATTTACAAATAATACTGTTGCAGAAACTGGTGCTATAGATGCATCTGTAAAATGTCTGGATGCACTCTTTATTAAGAGATTATTAGACAAATATACAGAACAATATTTACCTGACGTTCCAGAACTTGATTATAAGAAAATTGATGTTAGAACAGCAATTAAAACTATAAAAGATTTCTATACTGCAAAAGGAACATCCTTCAGTATCAGTTATCTTTTTAAATTGCTTTATGGTGAGCAAGTTAGTATATCTTACCCTAAAGACCAAATTATCAAACCATCTGCTGCAACATGGTCTATTGATACCATTTTGCGTGCAACTTTGGTTAGCGGAGATCCCGTTAACATCAGAGATGGTTTAGTTACTCAAGATGCAGATATTGCAGATCCAAGTATTCTAGCAGCGAGTGCTTTGGTTGAAAACTATATTTCAATTAAAACTTCTGATGTAGAAATTTTTGAATTAGTATTATCAGAAGAAACTATTGTTGGAACCTTTGTTGTTCCTTATAAAACAAAATTAGCAGAACCTCTTAATGCAACTGAGTCTATTATTACAGTTGACTCCACTATAGGTTGGCCAGAGAGAAACGGTGAGTTTATTATTGGTGCAAGTGAGGTAGTTCAATATAAAGAGAAATCATTAAACCAGTTTATTGAGTGTACTCGTTCTACAAACGGTATTGTTGAAGATTGGGATTCTGCTACAGAATTAACATCTAATTTTCAAGTTTTTGTCAATAAAGGAACTACCCAAGAGGTTGTTTTAAATGTTGTTGGTATTGTTGATGCACAACAGACAGTATTAACTGATACTGGTTCATATTACTTACCAGGCGATAAATTAACTGTTTCTAAATTAGGTGGAACAGGAACCTCTCCTGAGTTAACAACTTGGTTGTATAATGTTAAAAAGTTAATCTCAGTAACCAGTATTATATACGGTGGTGTTAATAATCAGTCTGCAACTGTAACTTGTTCTAATCCACATGGTCTTTTAGTTGGAGATCAGGTTACAATTTATGGTGCTAACCCAATTTTGTTCAACGGAACGTTTGAAGTAACATCTAGAGATAGTACAACAGTATTCCAATATAATTTACCACAACCTGCAACAGTTATTCCACAAGGAAATATTCTTGTATCTGTTGACTTGAATAAAGGTAAATCTAATGATACACCTGTATTAAATGCTATAGGACCTTATACAACTAACGTTCAAAACTCTTTCTTCAATACTACTCACGTTTACGTTGCATCTACAGGTATTCCAAACTATATTATAGGACCATTTCCTGGTTCTGCACTATTACCAGGCAACCAACGTAAATTAAACAGGTTCCCTCTTGTTCCTGTCACTATATCTACAAAAGATGCTATTAGTCCTGGTCCAATTGGAACTTGGGTAAATGGTGTTTCAATTTGGTCTTACAAGTCTAGTATTAAGAAAACATTTGGTGCTGTTACTTCCATTAATATTACAAATGCAGGTAAAGGATATGATGCTGCATTCCCTCCAACTATTACTGTTTCTGGTGGTAGTGGAACTGGAGCAACTGCATCTGTTGTTGTCAATGGATCAATCTCTGAGATCACAGTCACAGCAAGCGGTTCTGGGTATACATCTTCTCCTCTAGTTTCTATAGTTGGTGGAGGAGGTTCTGGTGCTGCTGCAACTGCGATTATCACTAAAGGTGTTGTATCTAGAATTTTGATTAATGATGGAGGAACAGGATATACATCACAACCTGCAATTACTATTGTTGGTGGTGGAGGATCTGGTGCAACAGGAACAGCAAACGTTAGAGGTCCGATTCAATCTATTGCTGTAACAAGTGGTGGTGCTTCATATACATCTAAACCTAGTATCGTATTAAGTTCTGGATCAGGTGCTGTTGCACAAGCAATTGTACAGAATGGTCGTATTATATCAATCGCTATTATTTCTGCAGGATTTGGTTATACTACTGCTCCTGAGATTGGTATTCAAGGTGATGGTTTTGGTGCTGTTGCAAGAGCAACTATTGATGTTGATGGTGAAAATGCTGGTAGAGTTACTGGTATCACTATTGTTAACAGAGGTATTGGATATATTCAAGGAACAACTATTATTAATTTGACCTCTGTTGGTCAAGATGCTGCATTTAGTGCGAACGTATTTGAGTGGACATATAACTTACAAGAAACAACTTCTCTAGATGCTGCTAAAGGTGGAGTATTTGACGGATTTAATATTCAATATGGTGGTGAATATGCTCACCCATCTAATCCTCAAACTTTAAGATATATTCTTGGTGACAACCTATTCAAGAATACTCAACAACAAATTAAAGAACAGGAAACTCAATTAGTTCACTCACCTATTATTGGATGGGCATTTGATGGTAACCCAATTTATGGTCCTTATGGATACTCAGATCCTACTGATCAGAACTCTTCTGTTGCAAGATTAAACACTTCATATCGTTTGAAGACAAATCTTGTATATGATGCAAATACAAACCCATATCCCGTAAGAACTGCTGGTCCTCTTCTTACTGCAGAAGTAGCAGGTAAATTTGTTGAAGATTATGAATACATCTTTAGTTTAGGTGATTTAGATCAGTATAATGGTCGTTTCTGTAAAACACCAGAATATCCTACTGGTAGATATTGTTACTTCGTTACTATTGATACTACAGAAGATGGTAACCCACTTTTCCCTTATATTCTTGGTCCTAGTTTTAACTCTGTTGTTGATACTTGGAACTTGTCAGCAAGTGCTGTTCAGCAAAATATTCCTACTGGTGTTGTTAGATATCGTGATCCTTATGAGAACGTTGATATTGACGTTGAGAGGGCACCAAATGCCTCTACAAACGCTCTAACTACTGAAGGGGGTGATATACTCCTATTCGAGATAGAAGACGAAGATAGAAGCGGTGTGATTGAACAGGCAGAAATTGATGATCCTGATCAAATCTTTGAAGAATCACCTTTACAACTTTTCGATTACTTCCCTAAAGTTAAACTTGATTCTAAAGTTGATATTGAAGTTGAAACTATCACTAAATTTGAAGATGCTTCTGTAACTGGATTTACTATTGAAAACTCAGGTTTATCTTATCAGGTTGATGACCGTTTAATCTTTGATAATGATGGTACTGATGGAACAGGTGTTTCTGGTCGTATTTCTAGAATTGTCGGTGAAAGTGTTTTAACATATGGATTTGAGAATGTTAATGGTGATAATTTTGGTGTATTAAAGACTACTAACCCACACAACCTAGTGGCAGGTGATACAGTCTTTATTGACTATGAACCTATCATGAACAACACAAATAAAACATTTGTTGTTCGTCAATTTAAAGGTATTGAAGAAATTGTTGTAAATCAAACTGGTTCTGGTTATAATAGTGATATACCTCCAGTAATTACGATTGTTCCTAGAGATAATTTAGGAAAGTCTGCTAGTTTACAAGCAGTTGTAACCAGTGTTGGTTCTATTGACACAGTTAATATTCTTAACTCTGGATCTGGTTATACACAGAATCCTCGTGTTATCCTATCACATCCTCAAATCTTTAAGAAAGCAGATTACTATGTTTCTAAGATTGAGAATCAAAATTATGTAAAAGTTAATGACGTTGTTGTTAACACAGATAAAGAAGTTTATATTTGTGGTATCACTCAAGACGCTAGTGGTAATAAAGTTGGATTTGTTGCAAAATTATCTGCAACTGGTGTTAAAGAATGGCAGAAAACTTTAGAGAGTACAGCTGGAACTTATTACACAGAATTTGAAAAACTTTATGTTGATGGCACTAGCATTTGGGTTGTTGGTAACAATAGACCCAACAGTAGTCTTTTGGATGCCTATAATCCTGATATAATCCTTGCAAAATATACTGAAGCAGCAAATGGTTTAAGTGCCACATTAGACTTCCAAAAAGCATATGCAGGTATTTCTGGTGCAACTCGTGCAGATCATGTAACTGCTATTCAAAAATATTCTGATACTAGATTTATTATTGGTGGTTTTACTAATACTAACTCTGGTAATCCTTATGATGCATATCTTGCCTTTATTGATACTAGCGGTAACTTCTCTATTAAAAGAAAAATTGCTACAGCAAATGCTTCTGAAAAAATTACAGATATTATTATTAATGGCACAGATGTTTATTTCTCAATGGAGACTGCAGTATCTTCAACTGCTACTGCTGTTAACGCTGCATTTGGTAAAGCAACTGTCGGAACAATTGATATTTCAGTCGCTTGGATCAAAGAATATACAAATACTCTATATTCATTCTTTAATACCTCTTGTTGTATTGATGAATTCCAAGAAGTTTATCTTACATCAACTCTTAGATTAAAATCAAATAATACAACTCAAGATAGTTACTGGGTTGGTAAAGTTGATACTGATGGTGATTTAATTTGGAATTATCGTTATCTAGTTTCTAATGGTCAAATTACAATGGCAGGCAAGTGCACCATTGATATTTTTGGAGATCTTAACTTAACATTTGGTAAAACTGCTACTACAGATAGTCTTAAGACAGTTGAAAGTGTAAAAATTGGATATGATGGTGTAATTAAAAATCATACTACCAATCAATTCAATCTTAAGAATATTGAAGGTATTACACCTTATAGTCTTGCTACTGATACTTCTGGCGACATTCATATCTTTGGTCAGAGTTCTTGGAATAGAAATGAGTTTATATTCCCATTCACTTCTGGTGCAATTACAGATACTACAGGACATTATACATTAACAAATACTAATACAAGTGGATCTGTTACTCTTGCTGATAATGTTGCTAAGATTTATGGATATCAAACTGGACAATCAACTTGGACTCAGGGTAATCTTCAAATTACCTCTGCTCAATTAGGTACTAGGTTAAACGATAGTTGGACTCTTGAGATGATGCTGTATAAAGATTCTACAGTAACATCACTATCTCAAACTATACAAAC